ATCTATCAAATAAAGGCTGTTGAATGCAATGTCAAAGCCGTTCAGCTTCTCAAAATTACCTGCAATGTCTTCCGCATAGTTCCCCGTTGCGGATTTAGCCGAGATCGTACACTTGTCTGTGTCGAAGTTCAACATAATGATGCACTTGTCCTGATTCGTGGCCAGCAAGGCACGCCGCAAAGCGTCCATCGTTTCTTTTTTAGGGAGCCGGGCACACATCGGTGGCTGTGAAAGGAACGCTCTTTTGTAGTCCATAAAAGAATCCGCAATGAGCCGCGTCACCATCATGTATTCTCCGATCTCGATATACGCCGCTGATGCACTGGCTTCAATTTTTACTGCCTCAGTCTCGCCCAGTGACATGATCGCCTTTGCTGCCACCATTGGCAATATAAAATGGAACTCGCCCTCATGCGGGATTGTTGTCCACACAGAACGGTATCCGTCGCAAGCAACGATATTCAACGTCGCACCGTCTGCGTCGAAAAATATCCCACCAAATGCAGGCTTTTTATCTTCACGGCTTACGGCATAAAGCACATTCGAAATCGCGTTGAACAACGCCTCGGCGGGAATCTCTAAGGCGTGATTTGGACTCTTAGGACGCTGATGAAGCACCATTTTACTGGCGTCAAGCCCCTCCTGTTTGCTTGTGATCGTGCCCGCGCCTATCGTTACCATATCTTTTTCGTCTGACTCAATCGAAATCATCCCATCCGGCAGGCTCTCAATAAGTGCGACTGTCTTTGCTGCCAGCACCGTCGGATGCTCCATAGATGCCGGCAATTTCGCCGAAATCTGCATAATTTCATTGACCGCTGTAACGGTATCGCCGTCAATCAGCATTCCCGCTGGTATCGCTCCCTGCTTGCTGCACGGCACCGCGCCGCGCAGATTTGCGAGTTTTGGGGCGATTTCATATTTTTCGATATACATTTTGAGTCCTCCTATAAAATTCTATATTCCGCCGTGCAGCTGCTCCGGCGTTCGTTTTCTTATGCCTTTTGGCGTGCTGTCATCTCTTCGATGATTGCGTCCAATGTATCAGCGCCGCCCCATATCTGCGCGTGATGCTCCAGGCACGGCCTGTGAACGTACCACAGGCGCCGGGGCGCTGTGCGGCCCACACGTACCATCAGCGCCAACATCTCCCTTGTAGGGCTTTCCTGGCCGCATATAGGGCACCGTCCATAGTGGTACGCGCGATATTCGTCTGCCCCCATACCCGATTTGCCGGACAGAAAAACAATCTGTATAATGGAAAGGGGTAATGAAAAATGTC